GACAAACCGCTTGGAGGTCTCATGCCAACGTATGAGTATAAGTGCGACGACTGTGGCACATCAGAAGACCATTACAGAACTGTCGAGGAGAGGGACAATTTCCCTAACTGTCAGTACTGTATGAAGGTAACAAGACGCGTAATGCAAGCAAACCCTGTGAAGTTTAATGCATCAGGGTTCTACTCTACAGGAGGATAAGTGACAGCAAAGTACTCAGAAGAAGAACAAAAGCATAGAGATGAACTGATAGCAGACATACAAGAAGCACTGAAAACTCTAACGGAAGACGAGTGAAAGATTCCAATTGGGACTTAGACCTTAGAGCAGGTTTAACAGGGGAGAGTAAGGTCGCAGACTTACTTTCTCTTGATACCGTCGAAGTCAAAACAGATAGACGTTGGAGAGAGACAGGCAATGTATACATAGAAACCCAATGCTATTACATGAAAACTAATTCATGGGAAGCATCGGGTATGGCAATTAGCAAGGCTACTCATTGGGCATTCGTGCTTGAAGATAGCGTAGTAATCGTTCCACTATTTAGATTGAAAGAGGCAGTGTATGAATTGGGTCGAAGCATTACTTGCAATATACCACCAAATCCTTCTAGGGGTTATCTCATTAATGTTGGGTCTCTTATAGAGCACATCAGAACAGCGAAGGAGAAGGAAATCGCTGCTCATGATGCGTATGAGAATTACTCAGACCCTATGGAATGGGAAGACCCAACTTAATGGATAAAGAATTAATGTTCGGCATCTTGTGTTTTGGTGCTATCCTGTTCAACCTCTTGATTGTTTTCCCGATTATTATCAGGCTCATCCTTGTCTGAGAATGGACGGAATCCACCAAGTCTAGTAATGAGTTTCTTGATAGCACGATTGTGGCGCATACGCGCTGCATCATCGCTAGAAAGTTCTAACTCTTTAGCAATAGAACCATAGTCCAGGGAGTCTACGTACTTGTAATACAAGATGGACTTATCCTCTGTATTAAGTTTATCGTAGGCTGCACGAACTTCGACCATCATCGCCATCATGTTACCACCCTCTGCTGGCGCTGGTGGTCGTCCTGGCATTCCAAGGTTTAACTTAGGCGCATCACCAATATCACCACGAATAACAGCAGGCAATAAAGCCTCAACCATTACAGGTTCATAGTAGAATAAATCAGATGACTCATAGCCGATAGACTTAGCCTTCCATAGTTGGCAATAATCTAGTGCTTGGTTGCGTAATGAACGATACAATAAGTTCTTAGCATCTTTCTCGCCAAGTGCTTCCCACTCAGTAAGTTTTCTAGGATGAGATACGAACCACTCGTAGAGTGATTGCTTGATGTCCTCTAACTCAACCATGTTGTACTTTTTATGGTACTCAGATGCTACATTGATTACTATATAGTCCCAAGGTTCAATACGCGACCAATTCACTAGTGCTACCACTTCCATGTCTTTCCTTCTACCGTGAAGGACCTATTCACGATAGGGACTAGTTGTGGTACTACTGTGTTACCATCTACATGCAAGATACCGAAGCCTTGTTGCCATGTAAATAATCCTGCTTTAATATATTTTGCATTACGATAATCCATGAGGTTGCCGAGTTCCATACCCCAAATAGTCTTAGGCTTACCACCACGATACGTTTGAGTATGATGTGTTAAACCCATTCTGTGCGTGTGACCACACACTACGGACATACCTGAACGCTTCGCTAAGCCAAGTGCTGTGGCTCCTGCGGTAGGTTGTACGTTGCCTTCATCGCCGTGCATAAGCAACCAACCAGGCGCTAGTTCATAAGGGTCGACGTGATATTTGATATCCAATTCATCGAGTCCTAAGAAGTTTTCTAATTGCAATTCAGGTAGACCAAGTAATCCTGGCGCTCTCATTGCAACTGTGTTAAACAATCTATCAGTATGATTACTACGAACCATATGTTCGATAGTTAAGTCATATAGAACTTGACGAGTGAGGTCTCTATCGCGACCAATGGAACGCTCATACTCTAGTTCTGTACCCTTACTCCATTTCGAGATAGTCTGCATATCCATTTCATCACCACAAGATACGACAGTATCAGGTTGGTATGCCTTGATGAACTTTGCTACAGCCTTCGTTGCTTCCACATCGTGGTACGGTACCTGTAAATCTGATATGCAAACTATAGTTTTCATGTCTTTTTAACCGCTTTCTTTGCAGTTTTCTTGACAGTCTTTTTGACTGCACGACGCTTGTTTTCTTTGGCAACGTTTGCCGAATGACTCATAGTTTGTAGGTTACTTCTGCCGTCTTTACCAGCACGACCACCATTATCTTTATGGTCAACATCTGTATTGCGGGGTAAAGTCTTCCCCGTTGACTTCTCGTAATCAACGCGAGCCTTGTTGCTAGACGTAGTGACCGTAGTGCCGTCCTTCTTTTTACGTTTGAAAACATAGATTGGTCGTCCACCATTTTGCTTACTCCCTTTGTAAGGTCCGAAGATTTTCATTTGTTATCCCATTGCCCTCTCAGTACTAGCAATCCGATGACTGCGTAGTTTGCCATATCCTTGAATGTATCTTCTAAACTCTCATGCTGTGGGTCTGCACCACTATCAACTAGATTGTTTAGTCGTGCTAACTTGTCGTGCATACGTACACGTAGACCATTAAGAGGTCCGCCAGGACTCTCACTAATGTTCTTAGGTCCGTAGTCTACGTGCTTACTTAATAGTAAGTCTTGCAGTTCCCAAAATGTTTCCTCTACTGATTCCCTGAACTCAATATGGGAATTTTGAGCGTTAAAGTCAGGATGCCTGACGTCAAATCCGAGTTGCTTACTGCGAACCCTTGATTCATCAGATGCTCTATTATCATACATACTTCATCACTCTCCACTTTCGTCATTGTTAGGCTTCTTATCTAATAGTTCTGCTAATTCCTCATCGAGTTCTGACATTTGCTCACGTATAATCAGGTCTTCGATATAGCCCTTCATCTGAGTCGTGTCGTACTGTGCTGCATAAAGCATCCCAAACGTATCCTGAGTAATCTGTTCAATCTTCTCAGGTATTCCTGCGTAATTATATAAAGTACGAAGTAGTGAACCAATCATAAGCGTATAACCGCTAGGTAACTTAAGTTCTACATCGAAAGGCTTTTCGCCATCTTCTACTAGGTGGTCAGTAGCATCAAAGATGTTCTCAAATGGCTCACCGCATTCAGGACAATCAGGAATCTCATTCATCTTCTAGACCTAGCCCCATCTTCGCTCGAATATACTCGGCTCCGTATTTGACATACGAAGAATTGACATCTTCTCCGTCCCCCATTGAAACGACAGTAACTGGCAGTTCTCGGGCAAGACTAGTGGCGAATTCTTTTCCTGGTTGGTCTCCGTCAGCAAAGACGAATACTCTTTCAAAGTCTGCCAAGAGTCTTGTGTAATGCTTTTTCCATGAGTTCGCACCTGGAACTCCAATGCAAGGAATGCCAACACACTTACTAAGAGTAATTGTATCCAATTCACCTTCGCATACTCCAATCCAGTCGCCTGCACGTTCAATATCTGTTACGTTGTACATCTTTGTTTCTGCGCCAGTCATTCCCATGTACTTCGGTTCAACCGCTGGATTAAGCGACCTAAAACGTAAATCAACAACACCAGTTTTAGTAATGTAAGGAATCGAGAGACGACCTTGGAACGCTTCATGTCCTACCTCAGGCTCCGAGACTACGCCGTATCGTGCTGCCCGAGCCACTTCTCGACTGATGCCCCGACTTGCTAGGTAATCTTCCGCCAGATGTATATTCTCCGCGTACTTTGTCGTTGCTCTGCCCAGTAATTCCTTCTGCAATTGACTTTGCTTCACGTATGTCGCACCTTTCTTGCTTAGCAATAATTTGTATACTGTTGCCTTGCATACCGCACGCGAAGCAATTAAAAATATTATTTCTTGTATTGAAACTCGCACTTGCGTGGGAGTCGTTATGGAACGGACACTTTACATTTACCTGACCACTTGCACGTGTAATGTTGGCACCGTAGTGCTTTAATACAGATACAATGTCGGGTAAATCATCTACCAAAGACATCGCCTAGCCTTAGGACAAGGTACGAGTCGGATATAGATTTGCCTCTTGCTTTGATAAGGACTGCTGGAAGTATTGCTCCGCTGTCAAGTCCTCTCGCTTCCGCATAATGCGTTGCTTCAAGTTGCGCTTCTTTAGTCCACCCACTAAGGTCAACTTTGTTGCCCGCGCCTGGGGCTTTGCACTCGATAACTCCAATGCTACCAAGGAAGTCCGAACGGACAACAACGTCTCCCTCATCTTTTGCACCTGTTCTTGCAAGTCGTTCAGAATCGTATCCATTTGCTCTAAACCAGTCTTTGATGTCTGTTTCAAAAGTTGCTCCTCTTGCCTTATGAGATTTTCTAGTTGTCATAGTTTGCGTATCCAAATTTGGTATTCTTTAGTGAGTAATTCATACTCTCCATTGTGCTTATCCAAAAAGTCGTCAATGGCTGGCTTAGGAGTTAAGTGCTCGGTTACGTCCTTGCCCCACCCATAGTCATCGAATGCTATGATTCCTTGTGGCTTAAGAAGTAACCAAGCGCTATCAGCATCTCTAGTTACTTGCTCTGCTACATGGTCTCCATCAATGTAAATAAAGTCCCAATCGTTTTTATTATTCTGAAAGAAGTTATCACTACTATTTCTTACAGAACGAACATTAGGGTAAGGCTTCATGCGTTCCTTGTAATGCTCGTAAACCTTTTCAAAATCAATACGACTATGCTCAGATTCATTAGAACCAGCCCAAGTATCAACATCAAGTAGGTATGATGTCTCATCAGTCAATACATTTTCCAATAGCCACACACTAGCATCTCCAGTGTAAGCACCAACTTGAAGAAATGCTAAGTTAGGTTTACCTTGTAGATGAAGCAAGTTGGCTTCAAAGTTGTATCTCTGACCATCGAACCAGTTGGGATATTCCATTAGACGTTCTCAGGAATATCATCAACGTACATGTACTCAGGATTAAATGCTAGCCATGTCATGAGCGTACCGTTTTGGTCGGCTCTTCCATAGCGATTCTTGACTGATGCAACGCCCATCGATGTGCCAACCGTACCGAGTGTACATATGAGCGCAGGGAGTTGAGAGACCTTACCTTGGATAGCGGAACGCGGTTGGCAAGGATTGCCAGGAACTGCTTCCGAAGTGTGATGTAGAACCACAATTGCAGCGTTAGTCGCTCTCGCAAGATACTTCAACTCCTTCATAATTGCTCGCATTGATGCGAATTCTTCGCCACCGTCTGTGGCTACGTCCATTAAGTTATCAAGTACAATCATTGATGGGGAGCATCCCCAAAGTTCTTCAAATGCTTGTACTTCTTCTACGATATCTTCCAATGTAGGCGCTGACTCGAAAGACCATACAATGTGACTTCCTTTTTGGAGGATTGCCTTCGTCCATCCAACATCAGTATTAAGTTTCTGTTCAACATCTCCCTGACTTTTCCCAGAAATCATTGAGGCTAAACGCATAGCCATTGTGTGTGCATTGGTATCTGCTGAGATATACAATGTTGGCACATTGGTTTTGAGTGCAAGTGCTAGGGCTAGAGTAGATTTTCCTGCCCCTGGAGCACCAGCAAACATTGAAACTTCTGAACGTCTGATGATAATCTTATTCGCTTCAAACGCCTTAAAACAACTAGGCAGAGGTTCCCCACCAATGCTTGCTCGTCCCACTGACCGTACTAGAGTACGCACTGGTCCTCCTTCTAGTTAGTTAAAATGGAAATAGTTCTTGTGTTAGTTGACTGGCTTGCATTGGTCCGCGCCCTGAGGCATCGGACAGACCCACATTGCGTATGGA